GTCTCGCCGTCCTGGCGCTTCCAGATCGGTCGGGTGTAGTCCAGCGGCGCCGCGCAAGCCGGCCCCGCTGGACTACACCCGACCGATCTGGAAGCGCCAGGACGGCGAGACCGAGGCCGCCTATGCCTCGTTCAAGGCCTACAGGGACATGGAGCGCCGGCGAGTGCGGGACGCGCCTAACGGCAACTCCTACTCGGCCAGGTGGTCCTGGCGGGAGAGGGTCGAGGCGTGGGACAAGCACATGGCCGAGAACGAGGCGAACGAGCTCGTCCGCTACCGTATCGCCATGGGGGACCGGCATCGGGCCCTCGGTCGCAAGGCCTTGGAGAAGGCCGAGATATGGCTCGACAGTCTCACCGAGGACCGGATCGCTCGCATGAGCGCGAACGGCATCGTCCAGATGATGGACGTCGCAGCGCGCATCGAGCGTGAGGCGGCCGGCGCCGGGGCCGACTCGGCCAAGGTGCAGATCGAGGTCTCCTCGAACCTGGCCGAGATGACGGCCTCGGCCACTACGTCGAGGATCGAGCAGCTGGTAGCGGAGGTCGAGCGCCGAAAGCGTGAGCAGGGCCTCATCGACGTAGGCCCCGCTGAAGTTGAGGTGATCGACTCCGAGCAGTAGAGTTGACCCGGGACACTGGGGCAGAGATACCGCCACCCTTTGGGATGAGGGGTGGCGGTATTCTGTATCCATATGAGATTCCACCTCAGCGATAGGAGTTGCTTATGCCTAAGGTGAAGAAGCCGCTGGAGCCGTGGGAGATGACTCCGGCCCAGCTGGAGGAGGAGCTGGAGGCCCTCATCAAGCGTCAGGCGTGGCTGGAGCATCAGCCGAAGTGCGACCGCCCCTCGTGCGACGGAAAGCCTCACGCCGGCGCGCCGTACCCGCACGACCCGACCTACAGGCAGGCGGCCGACCCGCTGGAGAGCGCTCAGCAGCTCGACGAGGCCTACGCCGGACGTCCCCACATCCAGTACCTCTCCGACCGGCTGGCCGAGGCCGTACGCGCCGTCGAGAACGGCGAGAACCGCTACATGACCATCTCCATGCCGCCCCGCATGGGGAAGTCCACGCTGACCTCGATCAACCTGCCGATCTGGCTTCTGCGTCAGCACCCTGACTGGAAGATCGGCCTCATCTCGCACTCGCCACAGCTCGCCACGGCCTGGGGCCGCCAGGTCCGACGCTTCGTCGAGGAGGACGGCGAGAAGTGGGGAATCAAGATCGCGTCCGACGCCGGCGCCGTGAGCGAGTGGCAGACGACGCGCGGGGGCGGAATCGTCTCCCGCTCGGCGCCCGGCCAGTCGATCACCGGTCTCGGCTTCAAGGTCATGCTGATGGACGACGTCGTGAAGGACTTCGCCGACGCGCACAGCGAGTCGAAGCGTGAGGCGATCTGGGACTGGTGGCAGGCCAACGCCGTCACTCGCCTGGAGCCGCCGTTCCTCTGCATCGCCATCGCTACCCGATGGCACGAGGACGACTTCATCGGCAGGCTCCTGAACCCGGCCAAGAACCCAGATGCCGCCAAGTGGGAGAACGTGATCTTCCCGGCCATTGCCGAGGAGGACGACCCTCTCGGTCGCGAGCCGGGGGACCCGCTCTACAGCCCGCTCGTGGAGGAGACTCGTGAGGAGGCCTTGGAGCGCTGGGACTCGCTGAAGCGCTCCGTCGGCTCGTACATGTGGGAGGCGCTGTACCAGCAGCACCCGACGCCGGCCGACGGGAGCATCTTCAACCTCGGCTGGCTGCGGTTCTGGACGACCGACCCCTCCAAGGTCAAGGACGGGGACGACTCCGTGATACTCCTGCCTCGCGAGCGTCTGGAGCGCGGGCAGTGGCTCGACTCGTGGGACCTCACGTTCAAGGGCAGCTCGACGTCGGACTACGCCGTCGGCCAGCGCTGGTGCCGGCAGGGCCCTGACCGGTTCCTGATTGCTCAGCAGCGCGGGCAGTGGTCGTTCACGCAGACCTTGGAGAAGATGCTGCGCTGGAGCAACGCCGGCGACCTGGACGACAAGGCGAGCCCCGGAGGCTCATTCGTCCACCAGCGCCTCGTGGAGGACGCGGCCAACGGAACCGCGGCGATCGACGTGCTTCGCAAGAAGGTCGCCGGCATCAAGCCGATCAAGCCGCGCTCGTCCAAGGAGGTCCGGGCACGCGCTGTGACTCCGGAGATCGAGTCCGGCAACGTCTACCTGCCCCACCCCTCGGACCCAGGCAACGGGTGGGTGAATGAGCTCATCTCCGAGATGAGGGCCTTCCCCTCGGGCCGGCACGATGACCAGGTGGACGCCTTGAGCATGGGCCTGCTCGGGCTGCGGGACGCGGGGCAGGCGTCCCTGTTCGTCCCCCGCGGGACGATCCGGCGCGCTGTGAGCGGTCTCTCTCTGGCGGGAGCAGTTCCCCGCTTCTGACGGCTTGCATCTCCTGAGGGGTGGACGTATGATTTCATACGTCCACCCCCACTACGTTAGGAGACAGAATGAAGTCACCACAGAACAGCTGCCCGGACGCCCTGTTCCGGGCGTCGCAGAGTCGTGTGGAGGCGTTGGAGTGCGCGCTCCAGGACGCCTACACGTGGGCGTACACCTCCGGCAAGCTGTCCGAGATTGACGACCTGCTGGAGAAGGCCGCCGTCCCGATCCCGGACGAGATCGTCACCCGAAACCGCATGATCGCGGTGTGGGAGGAGGGATTCAGGGAGCACCGCGACTGGACGCTCCCTTCGGAGGAGGCCGGTCCCGAAAAGGAGCTCTCCTGGATGCTCCACTACGCGTCTCAGCTCTACAGCGCTCGAGTCCTGCCGAAGGCCATGGTCCGGGAGATACTGTGGAAGATGGCCCTAACGGCGTCGAACCTGCTGAGTCCGGACCTCGACGTACTGGCCCTTTCCCTGGAGGAGTACCTCCGCTCCACCCGGAAGCACCCGGGCATGACGCTCGAGTGCGACGGCCACACCGAGGCCACGCGCCTGTTCGCCCTCGTTGAGGAGATCGGCGAGGTCGCGGCGTGCCTGACCTATGACAACGACGCCGAGACCGGGCACGGCTCGGACCTGGAGTCCGAGGCGATCCAAGTCATCGCCCTGGCCCTGGCCTGGGCTACCCGGTACCTGGAGGACGGTGAGTGAAGTGGATGTGAGAGTAGGCCACCTCCCCGACCCCTACCGGCTTGACGTCGCCTACTCCGGAGGACAGTCGGTCGGCACCGTCGAGAAGATCGTCATGGATGAGCCGAACCCGGACCGACTGGGCCCCTACATCAGGCGAGCCTTGCGGGAGGGTTTCACGGTCGAGCTGCGGGAGGCCGGAGATAGAGGCTACGAGGCGGCGGAATGCTGAACGTCCTCCCCCGAATCAGCGGATTCTTTATCGCCCCTCACCTGAAGGTGAGCTACTCGGTAGCCGTAGAGCTCGCGGACATCGCGTTCGTGAACGGCCTGAAGATTCGCCGAGAGGTGTCCACTCAGCCTAAGGAGGCTGGCCGCAGGTCGCTGGTCATCGGTGACGGCGGACTCCGCATCCGCCTAGAGCGGCTCCACGATCACATCGATCTGTGGATTTCCAAGGACGGCTCGGCCGCGGACCTTGTCCGCGACATCGTCGATCTGCGTGACCCGCTGAGGCTGATCCGTACCACGGTATCGGGGTATCGGCGTCCGCGGCGATCCTGGTGGGAGGTAGTGCCCACCGATCAGTACTCATTCACCAAGTTCCTATAGGAGACACCTATGACATCCATCAACGATGTAGCAGACCTGCCCAAGTGTCTGGAGGACTGGGCCGGCGGCAAGGGATACCGCCAGTCCTTCGGGATCGACGCCGAGAGCGCGATGGCCGAGGACCTGCGCAAGCTGCTCTCGCTGACTGTCCAGCAGGCCAAGGCCCTGGAGGACTCGCAGGAGCAGGTTCACTCCCTGGAGCAGCGGCTCCCTACCTCTCAGACCGACGACCTGGAGCCGGAGCCTCCGGCCGGCGACCCGCTCGAAGAGGCCGCGCGGCTCGACCGCAAGGCGCGCCGGGACGCGAAGCTCGCCCGCGCGGCTCTCCAGCAGGAAGTCCTGGCCGCCTACTCCCGCGGAGTCTCGAAGTCGGCCCTGAGCTCGGTCTCCGGCATGACCCGCCAGACCGTTGACCGTGTCCTCGGGGAGTGGAAGCGCAAGCCTCCGAAGATCGGCAAGGAGGATGAGACGCCTATCACGCTGATCTGACCTCTGCGGGCTTGCCCTGGAACGTATGTCGTCATACGCTTAGGGCAAGCCCGCACCGGAAACCGCCTAGCGAGGAAACATGAGCACCAAGACCTTACCGACCAAAACAACCTGGACCCGCGTCTTCCAGCACCCTCAGGCGCGAATCAAGCCACTCGACGCGGACACCCTGCACGAGGCCCGCACGTGCCTCGTCTACGAGAACGGCGAGGCCGTCGCCCAGCTGAAGCGCTGCGGTCAGCGGTGCTGGGGCGTCTACCCGACTGGGATGACGATCCCGGCCACGTTCGGCGCCTCCGCCCTGGAGGCCGTGACGACGTGGATGAGCGCCCGGGTCGGGGCCGCCGCGTGATCGCCTCACTCACCGCCACCGCCGTCGCGCTGGCCGTAGGACTGCCGATCTTCGCGCTCGGAGAGCGCATCCGCGAGCGCGAGGAGCGCCGCCTGAACCGCCCTCCCAACTCACCCGCCGGAAAGGACCTCCCATGAGCAGATACGGGACATTCACCAGAATCGCCAGAGACCGGGGCACCCTCGTCACCGCCTACCGTCGGACCCTGGCCGAGGGGGGAGGACGCATCCTCCTGGAAGACGGGACCTTCGCCATAGACGGTCCCAACAATTCAGCGCTAGACCCCGCCGTCGAGCTCTTCCTCGGGGAGGGGGCCTGGCTGGAGGTCCGTGACGGCCTGACCCCCAACGTCCACCTCACCCTCCCGGACGAGTACGTGGAGGCCCTGGACCGGGTGCCAGACACGCCGGCCAGGCCCCGCCGGCTCTACTGGTCCTCTCCCACACCTCCGGAGGGCCTGGACGACCCGTCCCAGAACCCATACGGCTACGGGGACGTGACTCTGTACGTCCCGGAGAGTCTGGAGCCGGGCTACCGCGAGAAGGGATTCTCCGAGTACGGCTCCCCGAGCCGCCGTTACCTCGAAATCTGGGACTACGAGCCGCCGGCCGCGGACTCCACGGCCTCTCAGGGGGTCTCCTCGGGAGAGGCCGTTGAGTCTCCGAACCACTACACCTGGCTCGGGCAGTCTCTCGCAGCGCTCGGTCTGAGCGATGCCGCCAACGTCGAGTCGTGGGACGTGCTCGACGCCGCCTTCCCCTCGGACCCGCTTCTGTGGAACTGCGGCAAGTATCTGCTGCGGCAAGGCCGAAAGGGTGGCGAGGAGAAGCGTTTGGAGGACCTGCGCAAGGCCCGTCAGTACCTTGACCGGCGGATCGCCCAGCTGAGTCGGGGAGGTGAGTGACGGGGATCACTGAAATGTGGGGATAGATGGGCTGGCGCCGTCCTTAGGGGCGGCGCTAGTCTTATCTTGTACGTAGCCGACCACCCAACTCACAAAAAGGACAGTGACATGAGCAACACCGAGACCTACGCCGAGAAGATGGACCGCATCGCCGCCGAGCTGTTGGACGTCCTGTGCGACTCCCTCGGCCCTGGGCGCCGGCTGCCGGAGCCTCGGGCCGACTACGCCCGCTACGGCGACCACTCCGTCACCGTGCGCGACGGCGAGGACGGCCGAGTCGAGGTGACCGCCTACCTCGACTCGGACGGAGCGATCCGGGAGTACGCGGCCCGCCTCACCCACGGCGACCGGGAGCCGCGGCCGCGGACCGCCGTCGGCCCTCTGCGCACGTACTGCTCGGAGGCCTCTGAGGAGCGCCCCACCCTCACCTATGTCCTCCCCCTCGTCATCCGCCTGGGCCTGGCTGAGAAGCGCCTGGAGGACTCCCGCAAGGCGTTGGAGGCGGCCGGCCTCCCCGTCGAGGACTGTGGCCCGAACATCGTCCTGCGGGAGCCCTGCGCGTGGGGGATGCGGAACGTCGCCACCGTCGAGCTCAACCCCGACAACGGTGCTCTTCGCGCGAGCGGCCGAGACGCTGCGCAGGTGAGGGAGATTCTGTACCAGGCCGAGGTCTTCTAGAGTGACTCACGTCACTGAATACGCCCCGCCAGCGGCTTGCAGGCGGGGCGTATGCGTTCATACACTAGAGCCATGAGCACGAACCGCCCCGCCCCGTCAGTCCAGATCATCGCGATCGCCGCCACCCTGGCCCTGATCGTCACCACCTTCGTAATCGCCCTGGCCTCCTTCGCTGCCGGCGCCTACCCGCACCGCGGCGTTGAGGAGCCCTCCACGGCGCCCGCCTCGCAGGCCGGGGAGCCGGCCTCCTCACGAGGCGCGGCGGGGCCGTCCTCGGGCGACCTGCTCGACCCCTCCATCGGCCGCGGCGCTGACTCGAAGGTCTGCGCCACCTCCCCCAAGTCGCCCCGCTGCCGGCTCGAGGGTGGTAGCAGCCTGTCCCTCACCCGCGGCGGCCACGCCCTGCGCCCGGCCACCGACGGCCCCGAGACCCTGCTCGACAGTGAGTGGGCTGAGCGCGGCCCGGCCGACATGCCCGGACGAGCCCCCGGCCGCGGGGGCTGGGTAGGCGAGGAGGGCCCGTCCCGCGCCTGACCGGTCTTCCCGGACGTCCCAGCCCCGCCCACCAGATAGGTGGGCGGGGCTCTTTCATGCCCGTGAAGGGGCCTGGGAGCCCTCCTGACGGACTTTTAGGGCCGGTCAGGGCAGTCATACCGGGAGGGGGCGGATAGGCCGTCAGAGGGGCTTACACGGTCTCCGAGCCTGTTCGAGAGCCCGTCGGTAGCGACCGCAGGACGTGAGGCCGTGTAAGCGCCGTAGACGGACTAACGCCCCGGTACCTAGGTGCTGGTACCGGGGCGTAGGTGCTGGGCCGTCAGGAGGGCTTACAGCACCGCCTGAAGGCGCTCCAAGGCGAGGCGGGCCGACGGGGCGTGGACGGCAGCGGCCGCGTAGCGGTCCTGCCAGCAGGGCAACTGGTGGGCGCGGGTGTCCGTGAGAGTCGCGAACCAGGTCCGCACCGACAGGCCGCCGGCGGGGGAGTGGACCAGCTCGTCGGGAATCCCGTCGAAGGCGTGAGGGTCCGCGCGCAGGACCGTGGAGGCGGGGGCGGTCGCCCAGGCCGGGACCTGCTCGATGACGGCCACGGTGTAGCCGCCCAGCTCGTCCCAGGTCCGGGCGCGGCCTTCGCCCTGGACCTTGTAGGACCGGGACGGGGAGGTGACGACGCTAAGGGGGTGCCCGGCCAGCGGGTGCGGGGCC